CAGGCTCCGTGGTGGCCCCTGCGTCTCGCAGTGCTCCAACATCACGCGACAAAGTGCGTATCACCGCCTCCGCCGCCGCTCTCGCCAAGCGGCTTGGGTTGACCCCGGAACAGTACGCGGCGCAAGTTCTCAAGGAGAGAAGCAATGGTTAACAGAACGCCACGGGAAAACACGACCCGCGAAGCTACGCAGCGCAAGCGCTCGTGGCAGCGTTCGGCCATGATCCCGGCCCCCGAACCCAGAGATGGACTTCGCTTCCGCTGGATTCGCACCTCAGCTATGGGCCAGTCGGACAACGCGAATGTGTCTCGGCGCTTTCGCGAAGGCTACACACCAGTGAAGGCTTCTGAGTTCCCTGAGCTTCAGATTCTTTCCGACGTGGATTCCCGGTTCAAGGAGAACATCGAGGTCGGCGGACTGCTGCTGTGCAGCATCCCCGAAGAGTTTGCGCAGGATCGCATCCAAGGCCAACTTGAGGAAGCTCAAGCACAAATTCAGGCCGTGGATAACAGCTACATGCGCGAAAACGACCCTCGGATGCCGCTCCTGAAGCCTGAGCGCTCCACTCGCACTAGCTTTGGCAGGGGCTGAGGCCCCTAAACCCCAACCGCTCTAGGAGAGAGACATGGCCACGAACGCCACTCCCTACGGCCTCAAGCCGATCAACCTGATCGGCGGGCAGGCTTTCAATGGCGGGGTCATCCGTGAATACAAGGTCGCCGCGAACAACTCGGCTGCGATCTTCAATGGTGATCTCGTTGCCCTTTCGTCCGCCGGTCAGCCCTCGGCTGTCGGCACAACCCCCGTTGCCATCAAGATTCCCGCCACTTCGGCAGATGCCACCGCTGGCATCGTGGGGGTCTGCGTCGGCGCTCGCTATGTGAATAGCTCGGGCCAGCCCACCTACAACAACTTCCTCCCGGCCAACACCATCACCGGCGGCGGCTCGGATGTGTATGTGTATGTGATGGATGACCCCGATGCCCTGTTCCAGATCAAGGGCAGCGCGGAACTCGGCACTTTCAACTCGGGCACTGATGGCTCGGGCTGGCCGGGTGCTGTTGGCAAGAACGCTCAGCTTGGCTTCGGCACTGCTGGTAATGCCACGACCGGTGTGTCGGGTATGAACATGCTTGTCGGCACCAACGGCGCGGGTCTTGTTGCCACTGCGACCTACGCTGTGCGTATCGTCGACGTGGTTCGCGGTACCGAGGGCGACGACTACCCCGAGTTCATCGTCAAGCTGAACGTGGGCGTCCACTCGTACTACAACTCTCTCGGCGTCTAAGGAGGGCTGAAACATGGCTATCTCTCGCGCACAAGCCCTCAAAGAACTCCTTCCCGGTCTGAACGCGCTGTTCGGTCTCGAGTACGCCAAGTACGAGGACGAGCACACGGAAATCTACGAGACCGAGACCTCGGAGCGTTCGTTTGAGGAAGAAGTGAAACTTTCTGGCTTCGGAGCGGCCCCCGTGAAAGCGGAGGGCGCTGCGATCCAGTATGACAACGCACAGGAGTCGTTCACCGCTCGTTACAACCACGAGACGGTGGCGATGGGCTTCTCCATCACCGAAGAGGCGATGGAAGACAACCTGTACGACTCGCTCTCGGCTCGTTACACGAAGGCCCTTGCCCGTGGCATGGCCTACACGAAGCAGGTCAAGGCAGCCTCGCTGCTCAACACCGGCTTCGACGTGTTCCAGTCGGGAGATGGCGTCTACCTGTTCAGCGCCAGCCACCCGACGGTTTCTGGAATCACCAACTCCAACAAGCCCTCGGCCAACGCTGACCTGAACGAGACGTCGCTTGAGCAGGCCGTCATCGACATCGCCGCGTTCCGCGACGAGCGTGGCCTGCTGATTGCCGCACGTCCGCGCAAGCTGATCGTTCCCCCGGCGCTCATGTTCGTTGCGACCCGTCTTCTCGAGACGGAACTCCGCACCGGCACCGCCGACAACGACATCAACGCGATCAAGTCCAACGGTTCGATCCCCGAGGGCTACCGTGTCAACCACTACCTGACGGACAACGATGCGTGGTTCATCACCACGGACGTTCCGAACGGCATGAAGCACTTCGTCCGCGTCGCGATGCAGACCGGAATGGATGGTGATTTTGACACTGGGAACGTCCGGTACAAGGCCCGCGAGCGTTACAGCTTCGGCGTCTCTGACCCGCTCGGAATCTATGGTTCCCCCGGCGTCTGATTGCTGGTATACAGGGTCACTACCTCCCTGTTTGGTAAACTGGGCCCCTGCGTAGCGGGGGCCCTTTCTTTTGTGGGCAGACTGGTGTAGTCTGTTCGTGGGCAACATCAGCCATGCAGACAGGTGCCCGCCTGACGTTGCACAGACTGCGTGGCGAAACCTTGTGCAAGGGGTACTCCAATGGCAAATACGACCTTCAACGGTCCGGTCCGTTCCGAGAACGGCTTCCAGACCATCTCCGTCAATCAGACCACCGGTGCCGTGACCGTTACTGGACGCAGCGGCTCTGGTATGGCTACGCCCGCCGCGACTGGCGCTGGTATTGAGGGCACCGCAGTTGTGTACGAGACCTCGGTCTCCGAGAACAACGGCATCGTGACCACGAGCATCATGATCGACCTGACCGGCCTGAACTCTGGCGGCACGGCTGGCGACATCATCGGCAAGAACGGCTCTGGCGTGGCTTACATCGGTCGCATCACCACTGCCGACAACGGCACGGTGTTCGGTGTGAAGATGACCTGCTACGAGGTTCCGGCTGGTGGCGATGACGACATCGACCTCTATTCTGCGACCGAAGGCACGGGTGTTGAGGATGTGGCGATCTCGACGCTGACCGAGACCCAGATCATCAACTCTGGGACTCTGGCGCTCGGCACCACGGTGTTCGGGACGGATATCGCCGCGAACCAGTACCTCTATCTGGTTGGTCAGGGCACCTCGAACGCCACCTACACCGCTGGTCGTCTGCTGATCGAAATCTACGGCAGCAAGTGATAGGTAAGCAGCATGTCGGAATACGACGTAAACTCTAAGCGCGTGACCGGTACTGGGGCTCTCAGTATCGGTCGCGCAAGGGTCAGGCAGGTTGTGACGACAGTCAGTGCCGCTGGTCGTATTACGCTCACCAGCGGCAGCGGCGGTCCGGTCATGATCGACTTGGACTTCCAAGCCGCTGGGACATACGACATCTTCATCCCCGGCACCGGCGTGCTGTTCGCAAACGATCCGCACATATCAACCGCCACCAGCGTCACGGCGGCAACCATCTTTTGGTCGTGAGGAACTCAGATGGCTCGGGAACTGTCATCCATCTCTAGGTTTGGCCTAACCGAGCCATTTGAACTTCAGGTTGCCCGTGGACAGATCACGGGGCACAGGAGTGTCACCGTCTTTGGCTACAACCCTGACGTTGACACGGCTAGGGTTACAGTGTGGCCGTACACCGGCATTCTGACGTTCCCTTCCCTCGCTGCGCAACTGAAGGTTTCGTCGAGCGATGTTAATGACACCGCCAACGGTACTGGCGCGCGCACGGTCTTTCTGTCTGGACTTGATGCCAACCATGCCGAGATCAGTGAGACTGTGACGCTGAATGGTCAGACAGCGGTCCTCACTACGAACTCGTACCTGCACATCAACAACGCCTACGTCGCGACCGCAGGTTCTGGCTTGTCTGCCGCAGGGGATATCTACTTCGGCGCCGGTGTTGTCACCGCAGGCGTACCGGCAACCGTGTACGACCTCATCAAGTTCGACTACAACCAACGGATCACCGGTAGCTACACGGTCCCGGCTGGGTACACGGCCTATGTGTCTCAGGGTCTGTTCTCGGCGGGTCAACCCGGTGGTAGCGCGCAGGTTACTGGTCGCCTTCTGACGATAGGGCAAGACAACATCCGCAGGACCGCCGCGATTACTACGGTCAACAATGGCGTCGCGGACTATGTGTTCGAGTACCCGCTGCGGATTCCAGAGAAGACGACCCTTGAGGCGACGGCGCAGGGTAGCTCCAACAACAACGAAGCATCTTCGATGTTCATTCTCCTTCTGGTGTCAAATGGCTAAGTCTCCCGCATGGACGCGCAAGGAAGGCAAAGACCCGAAGGGTGGTCTCAACGCCAAGGGCCGCGCCTCTGCCAAGGCTCAGGGCATGAACCTCAAGCCCCCGGCGCCGAACCCCAAGACGAAGGCTGACGCCGGTCGGCGCAAGAGTTTCTGCGCCCGGATGTCTGGGATGAAGAAGAAGCTCACCAGCGAGAAGACTCGGAACGATCCTGACTCCCGCATCAACAAGAGCCTCAGGGCTTGGAACTGCTGAGGATATCATGCCGCTGACGAAGAAGGGCGAGAAGATCAAGAAGGCCATGCAGAAGCAGTATGGCAAGGAGCGCGGAGAGCGCGTGTTCTACGCCTCCGAGAACAAGGGCACTATCAAGGGCGTCGCCAAGAAAGGACCGAAGAAATGATGAGCCGTGGGAACATGGGCAAGCAGATCGCGACTGCCCCCTCCAGCAAAAAGATGGCTGCTGGTGGCAAGCTGAAGATGGTCGAGAAGGACGGTAAGAAGGTTCCTGCCTTCGCTGCTGACGGCGTCGGCAAGATGGCCAAGGGTGGCAAGGCCTTCAAGACCTGCCCGATGTGCAAGTCGCCAGCCAAGTGCAAAGCGGCTGGCATGTGCATGATGAAGTCGAAGTAGGAGACCGGACATGGCGATCCCCGTCCTCCCTCTCGTTGCTGGCGGCATCGGCGCGCTGGCCCTCCGCAACCTGATGAAGCGGAAGCGCAAGACCGCACAAGAGCGCGGCATGGAAGTCGGTGACGTCACCGGCGATACCGAGGCCATGCGCTACGGCGGCAAGGTCAAGAAGATGGCCATGGGCGGCAATGTGACCCGTGGTGACGGCGCCTGTATGAAGGGTCACACCAAGGGGAGGATGGTCTGATGGCCAAGCGTGAAGTGAACGCGATCTCAAAGGGCCGCGCCGCGAAGGGCAAGCGCGAGGCGAGCCAGCGCACGACGTACACGACGGCGGGTGGCGCGCAGCAGTGGCACAACAGGGATACTATTCTGGACGCCTTAAGCCGCATTCGTAGGTCGGAAGACCCTGAAATCCACAGCCGCGATGCGGAGGTTTATTACGCGGCCTCGGCCAAGGATTACCCAGACCTTTTAAAGGTAACAGACGATGCTAGGCGCGAAAAAGAATCTATGGAAAGCGGCAAAGCCTACCGTCAAGAGCGCGCCGACATTGATAAGGCATACAACCAAAGGCGCGCCGACCTTGTTGAGGCACACAACAAGATTCGCATGAACCGCCAGCGCCAGTCTGTTGGCAAGTTTGCCGATGGCGGCAAGGTCACTCGCGGTGACGGCGCCTGCATGAAGGGCCATACCAAGGGGCGTATGGTCTGATGAAAAAGCCCAAGTCGCGCGTCAATGAGGCCGGGAACTACACGAAGCCTTCCATGAGGAAGGCTCTGTTCGAGAGCATCAAGTCGGGCGGCAAGGGCGGGAAGCCGGGTCAGTGGAGCGCGAGGAAGGCGCAGATGCTGGCACAGCAATACAAGGCCAAGGGTGGGGGCTATAGGGACTGATGCCGCTCAAGGGACCGCAGCAGAGCCTCAAGGCATGGACCAAGCAGAAGTGGCGGACCAAGTCTGGTAAGCCATCTACGCAGGGCTCAGAGGCTACTGGGGAGCGTTACCTCCCCGAGAGCGCCATCAAGTCCCTGTCCCCCGCTGAGTACGCTGCAACCACCAAGGCGAAGCGTGAAGGCACTCGCAAAGGCAAGCAGTTCGTGGCACAACCGAAGAGCGTCGCCAAGAAGACAGCGAGACACAGGAGCACCAAGTAATGCCAGTCGTCGTTCCTGACCTGTCAGAACTCTTCGAGGAGGCCTATGAGCGCGCAGGTCTGGAGATGCGCTCTGGCTATGACCTGAAGACCATCCGTCGCAGCCTCAACATCCTCACGCTGGAGTGGCAGAACCGTGGGCTTAATCTCTTCACTATTGAGTCTGGCACGCAAGCTCTTACCGCAGGCACCCACACCTACACGCTTCCCTCCGATACCATTGACATCATCGAGCACCAACTACGCACCGGAAGTGGAACCTCCCAGATCGACACAGCCCTCGAGCGCATCAGCGTATCTACTTACGCACAGCAGACCAACAAGAACACCCAAGGCAGGCCCACTCAAATCTACGTCCAGCGTCTAGCTACGGAGACGAAGGTCACGCTATGGCCCGTGCCTGACAGCACCACGCCCTACACGTTGGTCTACTACCGCCTGAAAGGCATCGACGGTCTCTCCTCTGGTATCAGTGGCTCCGCCTCGATCCCGCCCCGCTTTGTGCCAGCCCTCGTGGCCGGGCTTGCCTACCACGTCGCCATGAAGAAGCCCGATGCAGCGATGCGTGTTGAGCCGCTGCGCCAGATATACGAGGACCAGTTCGCCCTTGCTTCCGGTGAGGATCAAGAGCGCGCCTCCGTCCAGTTCGCCCCCTTCTACACGTTTGGTGTGTGATGCCAGCCTACGCCCGTGGCTCAAAAGCGTTCGGCTTCTGCGACAAGACGGGGTTCCGCTATCCCCTGAACGAGCTTGTCTGGGAGTACAACAACGGCACCAAGACCGGCTTCCGTGTGGGGAAGGACGTCGCCGATCCCGACCAGCCGCAGAACTTCCTTGGCCGCGTGAAGATCAACGACCCTCAGTCCCTGCGCGACCCCCGCCCCGACACCAGTCAGGCAGAGGCCAACGCCCTGTGGGGCTGGAATCCCGTTTGGAACCCTGCTCAATACATGGTAGCTTCCGTAGGGACAGTTCTCGTCGTC